TGGTGTTAACGAATACTTTAAGATAATAAACCCTAACGAAGAAGCATCATGTGGGTGTGGAGTCTCTGTACAGTTCTGAAAAACTTAGTTCGTATATATACTATAGACTAGAGACTTATCCGGGGGTTCTGTATACCTACTCCAAGAAATCTTTTAAATCTGAATCAACGTTTACTGCACGTCTCTTTCTTGTTTTCTTTTTCTCTTCTGTAACAATATCTTTCCAATATAAATCGTTTGCTCGAACACCATCAATTCTTGAACGTAGATTATCTACGAATGCCATTGCTTCATCATTAGGCGTGTCGCCATCTTGATTATCAACTAACTCGTCTATACCAACATTAGCAATATACTTTAACTTAATATCTTGTTGTTTCTTTTCTTTTTCGATTCTACGTAAAAATGCATACCAAGATATCTGAGTAAAGTATGCAAATGCATTTGGTGTACCAGTTCTTGTTGCAGTTTTAATATCATAGTTTTTGATTGCTTTCAAACAATTCTCTACGGCGTCCATAACCATTTCTTCTCGATAAGTATATCTTATAAAGTTTGATTTGTGTGATAAACCTTCTGCAATCTTTAAAAAACATTCTGCAATATAATTAGGTACGATTGGTATATTTTTTGACTTTTGTTTTCTTGCCTTTTCTGCTGATTCACAATAGTCTACTACTGCTAACGAAAATTCTTTGTTGTTTACGTAATGTGGTTTTTCTTGTGGTTTTAACTTTTTATCTGTCATAATATATCCATATTTAATTGTTGTGTATTATACTCTACATTACATATTTAGTCAATCTTTAAGTTAATGGTTGACATTTCCTGTTCTGTGTGGTATAATCTTAGAAGTTCGCCGGGGCGCTGAATATCAATGAATCGTATCGTCTTCTTCATTTTTAGGAAATAATTCAACTACATTGTCTTCATAAGTAATTTCCTCTTTTGTTTCTTGCATAGTATCTAATAAATCACCAATCACTTCTGATATAGGTTTTGTTTTTGCTTTATCATAAAATTCTTTTATTCTTTCAAAAGAATCTTTCTTTCTTTGATTATGAAGTTCTTGCATATCTAGAATAGCATCTTCCCATTGTACTACTAAATAATCTGGAGGTGTCGCTATACCAACAATATGATTTCTATCTAGTGTCATAATATCAGTAATATTTTCTTGATACACCATCCATGGGCGTAATGAATAAAAAGGTATACCAGTTGTCGTTTTAGTATAAACTAATTTGGCCGCTTTACGAATTATTATTTCGTCTTCAAAACCTTCTTCATCGTACCACTCTACCACTTCGCACAAGAGTTCTTCTCCTGTGTCTAACTTAAAATGTTTTACTTCCATAATACTATTTATCACCTTTTAAATTAATAGGAATAATTTTATATGGAAATTGTTCTTTCGCATATATCTTTATTCTTTCTCCGCTATGTCTTAACGTAAAGTTCTTATGTGATTTCACATGCATATCATCTGCTATATCATATAAAGTTGTATTACTACCATCATCTGATTGTCGCAAACCACGACCAATTGACTGTAATACTTTTATTTGACTTTTGCTAGGCGATGCAAAGACAATGTTGTGGAGATTCTTTATATTAATACCTGTACTAAATGTACCTAACGATGCAACAATGACTGCATTCTTTTGTGTTTCAACTATACCTCTTATTTGTTCTCGGTCTTTTGCATCTACTTCACCAGATACATAAAAAACTTTTCGGTTTTTGTCTGCATCTTTTTTTATTATCTCAAAAAGTTCTTTACCATGTTTCTCAACAAACTGAAATAAAACTAAAGTATTGCCTTTTAAATCTAGTGTCATATTCTTAATAAAGTTATTTCGTTTTTCGTGGCGTACAATATAATCTACTTCTTCTGCATATGTCTTACCTTTCATCATGTGGCATACATCATTATGATATCTTAACAGTAGAACATTAATATCTAAACCAGCAAGAGTACCACGAACTTGTAAATCACGTGTTGCAATAACTTTGTGTGTCATACCAAATAAACCTTCAAGTACTAGTTTATTTGTTTCTGTTCCATCTAATGTACCTGTGGTACCAAAACGATATTCTGCATTCTTGCATTTATTCATTACACCAGTCAAAGACTTTGCTTTAAATAAATGGACTTCATCACCAAAGACTGCACCAAACTGTTCAAACCAATCAAACTTAAGTCGATAAATAGATTGCCACGTAGATATGATAATACGTTTGTCAGTCACTTTATCTTTACCAGAATAAATACGATGCACTTTATTGTCAACATCAAACCCATATTCATAAAAGTCTTTATATAATTGTTCTACTAAACTTGTTGTCGGAACAATAACTAACATCTTTTTATCGTGATTATCATAATACCAACGTAATAAATTATAAATGATAAATGATTTACCACTACCAGTCGGTGATAATAATAAACATCTTTTGTTTTCAATACCATGTGAGATTGCATCGTACTGATAATCTCGTATTTCAAATGGAGCATCTAAACTATCAAGATACTTTACTAAAGACTTATGTTGTATTTTATTTTTTACTTCGGGGTGTCCATACTCGTCATTATCAACAAGTTGGATTGGATACATTCTATCAAGAGCAAACTTCTTTATATGTGGATATAGACCGACATTTAATTCACGTGTCATTTGATTAAATAATCTTATTTTACCATCCCAGACTTTACGTTTAAATGCTGGCATATATCTATGCCCAGGGACAAAGAATGAAAAGTATTCAGATAGTTCTTTGAGTTGATGCCCTTCGGCATCTATCAACATCATCGAATGGTCTTTGAGACCAATCTCTATAGTATTCGCAGGTCGCATTATATTCCAGTTTCGAATTGTCTCCACTTAATCATGTTCGATATTGTTTGATGTCGCCATGTAAGATTGTTTACTATTTCAGTTAATGTTTCGATAGTTGTTTGTAGATACTGCAACTTTAATTCTGAATCTTGAATTTCTTTATCAGTATCATACCAATTTTCTTTTTGACCTTTTGTTGTGATAACAAGTCCATCATATGGGTCTGCTTTCCAACCTCGTTTCTCTATATCTTCTTGTGGCATCTTACCTTCGTAATACAACCACTTCTCTTTTAATAGATTCTTTTGGTCAAACTCTGCTCGTTTTAACCTAAGTTTAGTAAGTGAAAGATACTCTAGATACTTTGAGTGTAATGCTGGTGTGATTCTAGATACTTCGTCTAGTTGATTCTTTGATATTTGTGAATCTTCTTTCCACTCAGCAAGTATTGATTCTAAATTTACCATAATATATTTCCTATAAACTGCCTATTATACAGTATTGAACAGATTATGTAAAGTATTTTTTTAGTACTTGTAGTCTATCTTCGTAGTTTGCAACTTTGTCTAATTCACCTTCTATTGTAATTATCAAGTCACCATGTTCTGCAAGACCTACATTTTTTTCTGTTAAGACACGAACATTCATTTTGTGTCTTTCTATTCCTGCTTCACATTGTTTAATTAATACATCAATTATTTCACTTGTCATACTGCCTCCTTGAGCGGTTTACTAAGTTCTTCCCAACTTGTTTCAAAATCATTATCACCATTTACATAACCCATCACACCTAGTTTATCATATTCAGGTATTAATTCGTCTTGTAATAATCCTATCTTTTTAAGATTGGGCATTATTCTACTGAACAATGTATCTTGAAATTGTGTTTGAAATATATGTTCTTTTTGATACTGTTCTGTCTCTTCTATATTTAGACTATATTTATTCCATACTTCATATGCTTTTAATCTGTTTCTACTGACAGTACATGCTTCTAAGGCAAACTTTGCTCTATCCATTTGTTCTTCTTTTGAAAGTGTCGTAACAAAATCGGTAAGATAATTTATACCAAAAGTCACATGTCTCGCTTCGTCTCTTATAATATATTCAAGCATTTGTTTATAGACAGGGTCACTAGTACCTTCTTTTGCCGCTTGAAAGGCCGCTAATGCTAAACCTTCGATGACTACTTGCATACCAATAAATTTTAAATCCCATCTAGGGTCTGTAAGTATCTTATCTAAAAGTCCTTTTAATGCTGTACCAATCGGCCATCGTCTTCCTAGTCTTGTTTGAATATACTTATTAAATGCTTCAACATGTCTTGCTTCATCAAATGTTTGTGAGGCCGCATATAATTTTGCATTAAATGTTGGCGCACATGATGTTAATTGACTTGCAACTAATAATGCCCCTTGTTCGCCATGAAGAAACTGACTTGTTCCCCAACTTTCTAAATCTTTAAAAAACTCCATACGTTTTGGTGTGTCCCATTTTTTATATTCTGGGTGGTCTGACCATTGATTATCTTCAAACTCAAACTCTTCGTTTGTTATTTCTACTTTTTTTGGTGACCAATCAACATCAACTTCTACATTCCAATTAAGTTCTTTACCTAATTCATATAGTTTTTTAATACGATTATCTTGAACAGTATAGTCCCAGTTATATGCACCAGTAAGTGGTGTTTGAAAAATTTCTACTATATCTGTCGGGTCTAAGTTTGCTGGATATTCTTCTCCATCATATTCAACGACATCTTTTGGAGTTTTTGTTTTTATTATTTTCATATTAAGTTTGTTTTGTTATCTCAAACTGACTAAATCTAAACGTAGCATCGAATGTTAAGTACGTTACAGAACCAGTTGTAGTAACAAAGTTTATAGCACCTAAACCAGTAGGCAAACAATCTTTGTATCTAATTTTTTGAGTAGTGTTATTGTGACTTGACA